GTTTGCATTTACCCCTGAAATATTATTCATGCGTTCAACTACTAACGCACTTGCTGCGCTGGCGACTTTGGGCGTCATTTAACCTCTCTGTACGATTCTGGGCAAAGCATGTAAGTAGGTCGGCTTTTGCCCCTTGCCCGGAAGCGTTCCTCTCTGAACTAACGGCGACGGCTGCTGCCAGGTTTGTCCTGCCTGAAGCTGTGAGTTGTTCTGACGGTACATCGCATCGGACGAAATCCCGGCGTAAACGTTCCACCCGGCCGCATTCGCGGGCGGCGTGCCCGCTTGAATTAGAAATGTGCTTGAGGTAGTGCTTACGGTAGCGAGCGTGGACGCTTCACCCTCTTCTCCTGCTCTATTCATCCAAGCAATACTTGCGTAATACACGCCATCCGAGAGCGCCCCCGGCATCGTGGAGATAAATGGAACGTTCGCCTTTGCCACCGGCATTGCGGCAATCCCCACGCCGATCTCGGCCAACTTGCTATACGCCCAACCGGCAAGTTCGTGAAACTGGTTTCGTTTGCCGGCATAACGGTCATTAAGTTGGCTGTTGTATGCGTCCATATAAATTAACTCCAGCGCTCGCGCTGTATGCCAAAGCTTCAAAGGAGGAGTTACAACAACCATACTTAATTGAGCGCGAGGCGCCATCCAAATCTCGCCTCGGCTGGCGCGGTTTAGCGCCGTACTTAAGTCCATCGCCATCTGTTCTTGCGCAATGGCGATCTTCTGCGCAGTGTCGATCCCCTCCACGCTGGCCACGCTCAGCAACTGGGAGTCCTGCGCGGTCAGATCCTCGATGCAAGAGATTGGACCATCCGTGAAGAGCGCCATCGTCTAAGCCTTGTCTCTCTTTGGTGTGGTCAATCGTGCCATCTCGCTCGTCGAGATCACTGTAAACTGCACTTTTGCGGCTTCGGCGGCTTGATCTGCGATTCTCTTCGCCTCAGCTTGAGCGTCCCGGTAGGCCTTGGTCTCCTCTGGAGTTGCCAGGCGCGCCATACCCTCCACGATCAGCTTTGCGGCAACTGCCCGCGTAACCTCCGAGTATTTGCCGCTCCTACCCCCGTCGGCAGTCTCCTTGCTTACGACAATCGGGTAAGCGTCCAGCATTTCAGCTTCTAGGCTTCTAATTTTCTGGTAATAGGCTCTCAGATCCATTGAATTCTCCTTAGGACCGGGCGCTCGGCCCGGCCCTATTCGTTTGTTCGTAGATTAAGTGTTCACCTGCACGCCAAGCTCGTTGCGAAGCACTCCGCAACCGTAGAGCACATCCACCGTGAACTGCTGCGTCAACGTGTTCGGCTGGTAACTCATCACCACGCGCATGCCGAAATTGCCGAGTTCGGCATATTCAGCGATCGCGCCAGTGCCGGGCAGAGGTTGAGGCAGACGGCGGATAACCAGACCCAGGGCGTTCTTGGTAAACGCCATGTTGTGCGTATTAACCGGGCCGCTTCCCGTTTTCGGTACGAACTGCGACCGGAACACGAAGAAGTCCTTCACCTTACCGATGCTGCCGTCCACGATCGCGCGAAGACCGGCTTCTCCCGCATTCTGGTACTCGCTGAAGCGGGGAATTTGACGCCACTGCGAATACGTATTTGCATCCACGAGCATGTACTTCTGTTCCTGGGGAGGAACCTTCGCCAGGAACAGCGCGGTCTCCGCCGCGTCCACTACAGCTTCCGTGATCGCCGTACCGGGTGTGCCCACCGGTGTATTCGCCGTGAAGCCTGCATACAGGTTCAAAAGGTCGCTTTCCATGCGCTGAGCGATCGCAGCAACCGCGGGCTGCATGTAGATCTTCAGCAGGTCCGGCACCGCCAGAACTTTGGTCACATCGGGAATCTGGAAAGTCGATTCCACATGCGTGTTGACGACGATCTGGGCGTTGCCCAGGCTCGGATTCTGGGGCTGGACCGCGCCACCCTCCAGAATGTTGTTCGCCACCATAGTGGGAGGAATCGGAATATTAATCGTGTCTCCGGCGTGCGCCAGGACAGGTTCATAGTCGCGATTGACCAGGTTTCCCATCACGAGATTCCCGACCAGCACCGGCAAAGCGTCCGCCGCTACTAGCTTCACAATCGCGTTCGCGACGTTTTGTGAGGTAATTGATGCCATTTATTCTCCTATTCGTTTTTGCCGGCCATAAGCCGGACCTAATCACATTCCACGTAGGGTCTGTGATGCCACACGGACGATCTCTTCTCGCACGCGCTGCATCTCTTCTGCGCTCATGCCCGGCCTGATCCGCTCGAGCGTTATGGCTTCGCCACCCGAAGTCGATGATTTCGACGCCGGGGAAACCCCACTACCTCCGGCAATTCTCGCCGGCAAGAATTCGGGGTTTTCATTCACGAAATGGCTCAAATACTCCTTCATCGGAACCTCCCCTTCTTCCCCTCGAGCCATGTATCGGCCGTCCTGGCCGCGCTTGATATCGTCTTGGACCGCTTTGAATGCAAGATCGACCTTAGCCACGCCCAGCCGCTGTAACTCGGCGCGAACCGCCGACGTACGTTCCGCTTCGTCGGCCACCTGTCGGCTGCGCTTGTTCTCCTCGACCACTTCGTTCAAACGCCGCTCTAACTGCTCGCGACGCTTACGCTCCTCCTGCAATTCAACCTTGTAGGCCGGCTCGCTCTTAGCTTGTTCCGACATCGTAAAGTCTTGAATCGCTTGTCTAACAATTGATTGAACGTCTAGTCCTTCCATATCCCTCCATTGATCTGCCTAAACAGAACACCCATTTCGCCTATACGGCCTCGGCCGCAGGCGTTTTCGCGCAGCCCGCTAACTCAGACCGTGCTCAATTTCCTCTACCACCTTCGCTTTGATTTCCGGGCGAGCGTCATTCAGGTATTTCAAAGCCAGCGTCTTAAACACTTGCTTGATTAAAGTAGGTGACTTGATGCCCAGCGCTAGCAGGTTCTTAGCGTCCTCGAGTTCAGACCCGTAATCATCAATGTCGAACTCGTCCAGACCCGTAACGTTGATATCGATCTCGTCTTGACGCGCTTCAGCAATCGCGCCCAGGATCTGGCGCATGGTCTCTTTCACCATCACTCCGTAGGCGCGAAGCACCTCTTCCGTGGTTTCGAAATCCAACTGCTTGCTGAATGCCGACTGGCGAGCGTCCCCGGCGCTCCCCCCAGCCTGCGTGAGCAGATAGCACACGCGGTAAATCTCGTCCCTCAGACTGACCAGGTTATCGGCGGCGATCTGGTAGACCTTGCCCTCGGGCTCCGTCCAGCCGAATCGATCTTGCGGCCCCATTTGTATGTAGTAGGACTCCCCAACAATCTGATTCCATTCGCGATCCGAATAGATGACTGGCGTTGCAAACAGTCCCATGGTTAAGGCCCAGGAAAGCGCGTTTGACTTATTAAAGTGTTCGAGTTGCAGCAGCGCAGCCTTATTAGTCAGCCATAGACCATCGCTGACCTTCAGTTTGAAGACAGGAACCCGATTCAAACTCGCAAACCCGTGGCTTCCTTCATCGATTAACTCCATGGGCTTGTCCTCTCCCGGCTTCCGAAAGAGTTGGAACGAAGTCCGGTCGTAATAAATCCACCTGGTCTCCTGCTCCCACTTTGCGTCGGTAACATTTGACTGCTGCAGACATGTCGTCCGTATCACCACCCACTCGAGCCGACCCATCGAGTCATAGCTCCAGTTGATAACTTCTTCCGGACCGTAGTTCACCAGGTAAGCTCTCGAACGACCCGACGCGTCTTCTTCCGCTCGTGTGCTGGCCGGCCCGTCGATGCGTGGGAAATCCACCACTACGTAACTGCTCCCGCAGACCAGCGTTTCCACCAAACCTTGTCGAAAAAAGTCGCCTAGGCTGGTTCCCTTGAAATCGCAGTCATAGGAGAATTCCGCATAAAACCGTTTAGCGCCCGCATTCATTCGGTCGAAACTGATCACCGGCGCGCGGCGCATCAAAGTCGCGGAGTACCAATCGACGATAGAGCCGATATAGTTTTCATAAAAAACCCGGCTCAGCCTTTCGCCGTAAATGTCATTCGGCTCTTTGTTGCGCCTGGCAAGATATTCCGATGCATGTTCACGAATTCTCTCGCCGCCTGCGTACAAATCGCGATACCGCCGCCACATTCCCTTTCGCGACACGTACTCCGGATGCTCTCGATTAATTGTCTGAATCAAATCAGCCTCCCACTACGCGGTCCGATGCCGGGAAGTTGTTTGCCTTCTTGCCAGAGCAAGTAGCCTAAAGCGTCGGAAAGATGCGTCCGCATCCGGTCGCGCTCCTTGTCAATTTGATTGCTATCTTCCTTGTAAGACACTTGTTCGAGATCCTTTATAAGTTCTTTGCATCTCGCGTCGACCGTCAGAGCTATCTGGCCATCTGCGGAACGCAGCATCGCGTTGGTTAGGTTCACTCGATCCCGGATATGCGGATTGGATCGCGGCGCTCCGTAGCGCACCGGCATCTTCGCGTTTGCGACAAAGTACTCGCGAATCATTTCGTAATCTGTGCTTCCCGTCGTTTGCTGTTGATACCCGGAGGCATCCCCGTAAATCACAACGTCAGCGTTGTGTTGGGGAAACTTTTGCAGAAACGTTCTGCAGGCGTCGTAAGTAGTCGCGCCCCGTAGAAAGATCTCGTCCAAGACTCGAATCTCGCCGGCCACGCGCTGAGCGATGATCGAACTCATTGGATCGACGTTGAAATCAAGCGCCCAAAAAAGCGTCTGATTCGGATCCGGCTTTATATTCACCACGTGATCGTTTCGTGAGAAGTTCCAATACACTCTGCCGCCGGTCATCGACAAGTACGACCCCAGCACTTCCTGCTGGTAGAACTTCTCGTCGTAGCTCTCTTTAAGACGCTCGTAGAAATCCGGCACCTGATCCAGTAGGTG